AACGAGTGATCGAACCAATAGGCTATCTTGTTGAATTAAAAGAATGGTTCAATCAAAAACCGCAAGGCAAAGCCGGCACATTTAGTATTACCGTAGAAGTGCCGGAAACAGGATTGAATGAGCAAACTTACAACGAATTAGTGCGATTAATTAATGATGTAAAACCTGTTTCACGCCACTTATCACAGCTAGCCATCGCCATTTCACCAACTGGCACAATGAATACATTCTTTGGGCAACAAACAGGCGAAATCATCAGCGTTTACCCTATTTAAGGATTTATATGACAGCACAATATTTCACAGTATTAACAGACTACGGCACACAAGCTTTTGCCAAAGCCATCGCAACCAATCAACCAATTCAATTTTCAAGCTTTGCAGTGGGTGACGGTAACGGACAAGCCGTTACCCCAACGGCAGACCGCACAGCATTGGTGAAAGAGACACACCGTGGAAATGTCAGTGCCGTGTCACTCGATCCACGCAACAACAAGCAAATCATCATTGAATTGACCATTCCGGAAGATGTGGGCGGGTTTTATATCCGAGAAATGGGCGTTTTCGATAGTACAAACAAATTAGTGGCGTATGCCAATGCGCCCGAAAGCTTTAAGCCAACACTCGAAAGCGGAAGCGGAAAGGTGCAAGTTTTGCGGATGATTTTAAAAGTCAGCAATTCACAAGCCGTTACATTAAGCATTGATAATTCTGTGATTTTTGTTACACGTCAGCAATTAAACCCACAAAAAATAACATCATCAACCACAAACGGATTTGATGAAAGCGGGCATACACACGAAATCGAAAAAGCCGACACAACAAAAGCAGGGATTGTGCAACTCACCGATGATACAGGGCTTGATAGTGACAAGCTTGGCTTGTCTGCAAGAGCCGGTAAAAAACTTGCACAGCTAATCAGCACAGTTCAACTCGCACTTGGCAATTACATTCCAAACAACAAAAAATCAAATTCAGTCACTAGCAACAGTAGTGAGGATGTGGCTACATCGTCAGCAGTCAAGACAGCTTATGACAAAGCCATTGAAGCCAATAACAATGCGAATAATCGTGTATCCAAAACAGGCGATGAAATGTCTGGCAGTTTAAGGGCTAACGGGTTTTCGGCTAAAGAAAATTATGGTGCATTTGAAATTTTTAACTCAAATGAAACGCTACGTATTGAAAAAGAAGGACAGAATTTTAAATTCTGGCGGCGCATGCCGGGCAAATCGGATGTGACCAATTATATGCCTTTAACATCAGGACGATTAGCCCTAGAAGACGATGTTAACAGGAAAGTATCTAAATCTGGTGATGATATCCAGTGGCTAAATGTTAAAAGAGGGCATGCGTGGTTAAATGTTACAAGCACCGCGCACGGGAGTTCGGCGATTGATTTTACCAATTCCAACGGCCGCCATGCTCAAGTATCCATTGAGGCAGTAGACATTGGTGGCTGGGCAGATGAATTAAGATTACATGCTACCCCACCGGGCGAAAACTACGATACTGATCGACGGCAACACATAGCCACATTTTCGCCAATCGGCGATGTGTGGACTAAGACATATGGTTGGCTGCATGATTTTTACGCAAAACAATCAGACAACAATAACATTTGGACCGAGCTAAATAACACATATAGAAAAAGTCGCTTTGGCTATAGATGGTATCCCAATCACTATGAAGGCGCACAAGTTATTGATATTCCGACTGGCGATAATAGCGTGATCCGCATTACCACCATGGGAGTAACGATTGAAGGAAATCAAACAATCAATCTACCTGAACAATATAATGGTTTCACAAAAGTCGTTGCCACGGATGTTGGAGCTGGGCGGCGTGCCGTTGGAATAAGGGTGGAAGGAAATAATCAACTCGTTATAGATAATGGGTATCGAACTGGGCTAAATATCATTGTTATAGGACACTTTGGATGGTAAGTATGATGTTATTCAACATTAAAACAAAAATCTTTGCCCCAGACTACCTTATTGCAGAGGGGCAAAGTCAAGAATGGTTTGAAGTTAATCAGGATGAAATTAATGAAATATCCGCAAGCATCACAAATGGCGGTGATGTATGGGTGGAAAATGGGAAAATACACTGTTCAGGTAAAGCCCCAAGTGAATTTCACATTTTTGACAAAGATAAAAAACAGTTTGTCATTTCAAAAGAAAAACAAGACGAACTCTTAATCAAACAGCGTGCAGAAGTTCGCGCACAAATCAACGCTAAACGCGATGAGTGCGTAAATGGCGGCGTGTTTGTGCCTGAAATAAATAAATGGGTTGATACCGATGACAAAGGGCGCAGCACGTTAGTTGAGATTAAGGCGGATTTTGACTTAAACGGCAAAAATAATACTTACACATTGATTTGTGCAGATAACACCGCACAAGTTATCCATTTTGAAGAATTCAAAGCAGTATGGAACGCGGTGAAAACACTTAAAGAAAAAATGTATGAGAACGCATACATGCACAAAGTGTTGCTTGAACAATCAGAAAATCCGACTGATTACAACTGGTCAACGGGTTGGAGTAAAACCTATCAGGAGCATTTGAATGAACAGCAAGCTTAAACAATACCTATATCACAACATCATCGCCATTGACCAATTATTCAATGCCTTAACGGGCGGAGCCGCAGACGAAACATTATCAAGTCGAACCTATCGTGGTGCCATATTAACCGAACAACCGAAAAAAAAGTGGCGTGTACTCTATCGTTTTATTAATTGGCTGTTTAGAGATAAAAACCATTGTAAAAAAGCCTATAAAAGTGAAATTACAGGCAAGCAACATGACGCGCGTTTTAAAACCGCAAGATAGGTGAATAATGAGCAGAACAACGATTGAACTATACCGTGGCGACGATGAAGAATGTACAGTTCGGGTATTTGAAAAGCAAAATGATAATAGCATTAAGCCGTATGATTTAAGCAATGTGGCGAGATTGGATTTGTATGCGGTATCAAATGATGAACCCGTGATTAGATTATCATCAACAACTGGAGATATTGATATTTTAGACGCTAAAGGCGGCGTCATTTTAGTGAAATTTAGACATGAAGTAACACAAGGGGCGTCATGGAATAATGCCGGATATGACTTACAAACAATATCAAATTCGGGAAAGGTAAAAACAGTGGTTAAAAACGGCACTATTATTCTTGGAAAAGACTACACACCATCAAAAATTGAAAATTAATTTATGGCGAATAATGATTTTATTGTCACAACTGACAAAAAAGAAGTTATAGCAACTGTGGATAAACAAGAAATCATTGCAACAGTTGGAAAGCAAGAAATCGTAGCAATTATTGAAAAGGTTGAAGTGCTGCAGTTAGGTGAAGAAGATTTGCCAGATTTATTGGCATTATATGAATTATCCAAAATTTAAAGGCTAAACATGACAAGTGGAAATTATCAAAAAATCATTGAATTAACAAAGGCCGTTGGCGCAGATTATAAAGCGTTAAAAGAAGAAATAAATAATATAAAAAAAGGCGGCACACAAAGTGGAATAGGATTAGATAAAGTTAATGAAATAATCAGCGAAGCGGAAACAAGAATTTTAAATAAAATCAAAGGCGGTGAATTAGCTGAAGATTTAGACACATTATTTGAAATTGCATCAAAGATAGGTGAATTAATTTCAGATAAAAACATAAGAGATACATTAACCGCAACTTTGCAAGAAATCAAAACGAACGTCACAACACTTCAAGAATGGCAATCAAATTTTGACAACCTTGATTTAGTTGGCGAATACAACAAAGCAAAATTAGCATAACAAATCGGAGTATTTATGCCTAAACCACAAAAAAATGAAAATTTACTAAAACTTATTCTTCAAATAGGAAAAGATATTGGCGAAATAAAAAATGGAATTGGCGGGACATCACAAGGAAGCAGTAGTGTGGAAGTTTTAAAAGTCACAGTGCCAGCTGCGACCAATGAAGATATTGACAATGGTGCTTTATGCGTAGCAACACTGCCAAAAGAGTTTCAAGGAGCATTATTAATTTACGAACAATACGGCAGTTGGCTTTTTTCAATCGGCGAGAACGAGATGGGATTTCCAATGCAAACAACAGAAACAGAAATGTTTATTGTAAAACTTGCTGATTTTAAAAGTTATACAAAAGAGGTAACAGCTAGAATTATCAAAAGAAGAGGTGGAAGTTCGGCGTCAGACGCATAATAGAGCGCGGTCAATTTCGGCCGCATTTTGTTACCGCCTTTTTCACACTTCCAACTGCTCGCACTGCTCCATTCTCTCGATCACAATAAAGACATTATTTAACCAATAGAAACCATAGGGCTAAAATATGTCTGATGAATATCTCCATGGGGTCAAGGTAACGGAAATTGCCGAAGCCTTGCGAACACTCACCACATCATCCACTGCCGTGATCGGTTTAGTGGCAACGGCAGCAGATGCAGACGCAACTGTTTTCCCACTCAATAAACCCACTCTTTTAACCGGCATCACCGCCGAAGTACAAGCGAAAGCCGGTAAAAAAGGCACACTATCCCGTGCGTTAGCGGGCATTGCGAGCATTGTGAATTGTAAAGTGGTGGTCATTCGTGTGGAAGAAAGCGATGACGAAAGCACAATGAAAGCAAACGTCATCGGCACGGTGGACAGCGACGGCAATTACACTGGCTTAAAAGCGTTTTTAGTCTCTGCTGCCGTTTGTGGCGTGAAACCACGTATTTTCTGCGTGCCGAAGTATGACAGCCAAGATGTCACCACCGAGCTTTTAAGCGTGGCGAAAAAACTGAATGGCTTTGTATATGCATCGTGCGCTTCAGCAAAAACTAAAGAAGAAGCAGTCACTTATCGCCGTAATTTCTCACAGCGTGAATTAATGCTGATTTTCGGTGACTTCTTGTCATTCAACCCGAACACCAAAGCAACCGAAGTGGATTATGCTGTTGTTCGTGCGGCGGCAATGCGTGCGTATCAAGATAAAGAATACGGCTGGCACACCTTAATTTCTAATAAAGGTTTAACTGGCGTCACTGGCGTCACTAAGCCGCTTTCATTTGACATCAACGATAGTGCGACCGATGTCAACTATCTGAACGAACAAGGCATCACTTGTTGCGTCAATCACAATGGCTTCAAATTATGGGGCTTACGCACCTGTTCAGCCGACAAGTTATTCATCTACGAAAACTACACCCGTACCGCACAAGTGTTGAAAGACACCATCGCACAATCTTTTGATTGGGCCGTGGATAAAAACATCAGCGTGATGTTGGTGAAAGAAATCGTGGAAGCGATCAATGCGAAATGGCGTGAATATGTGGCGAAAGGTTACTTAATCGGCGGTAAAGCATTTATCAATTCATCACTGAATACTGCCGCAACCTTAAAAGATGCAAAATTGCTTGTGTCTTATGATTACTGCCCTGTTCCGCCATTAGAACAATTAGGCTTTAACCAATACATTAGCGATGAATACCTTGTGGAATTCGCCGCAGAGATTGCCAAAGTAGGAGCATAACAAATGGCTTTACCACGTAAATTAAAACTCATGAACTTCTTGGCGGACGGTAATTCTTACCGTGGCCAAGTCACCGAAATAACCCAACCTAAATTGGCAATGAAACTGGAAGAATACCGTGCAGGCGGCATGATTGGTCCAGTGAAAGTGAATTTAGGCGTGGAAGGCTTGGAAGCACAATTCAAAATGGGCGGCTACATGACCGAACTTATCAAAGAATTTGGCGGCAAAATTGACGGTTCGGCATTACGCTTTGCGGGTGCATACCAACAAGACGACACCGAAGAAGTCACCGCCATTGAATTGATTATGCGTGGTCGTTTCAGCGAAATTGACAACGGCACAAGCAAATCAGGCGATGACACAGAACAAAGCTACACCGTGCCATTAACCTATTACAAAATCATCGAAAACGGCAAAGA